TACCCAACGCCGTGCCCGGTCATCCTAACCTAGGCACCGACAACATCGGAACATTCGGCTTCATTGAAGGACTAGATCTAGAAGTCATTAGTAGAGTATGAGGATAAGAACAAACGCAAGTGAAGAGTTAATAGAAGTAATGGAGTGGATAAAGATAAGTTCAGTAATAGTAGCCATATGGATCTTATACAGTTCGTCGTGGTTCTTAATGGGGCTTCTATCAGAGGTGTATAAACATTGGTGGGGTTGAACTTATTAAGAAGGAAGATATTAATAGATGTATTGGATGTAGTAGGCAAAGCCGCGTAATCGTTGGTTAACCACGCATCCTAACGCAATTCCCTGCCAAGTTTGCAGGATCATAGAGGAATACGCAATGCCGAACAAGAAAGATACTAAATCACTACACAAACTAATAAAAGATCTACCATCAGCAGATGTTAATGGTTTAGATTTAAAAGAGTTAGTATTGCAGTTCATTGTTGAAGTTCCTCACGATGGACCCGAAGCCAAGCATGCTGCTAAATCTAACTGCAAGTTAGCCGCTCTTAAACTCCTCAGTGAGATAATCAAGAACGAGAGCACCGGCAACTACGAAGAGGAACTGTTGCAGATACTGAGTGGAGGGAACGAGGATTAATTCCTTGATACCCCAGTGCTCCTGCAAGACAACCTAACCCTACCCCCCCTACCCTTACCTACCCCAATACCCTACCTCCCTTAGAAAGCCACTGAGGGGAAGTAATGTTTATCATAACATAGCACCCCTATCAGGCTGAGTAAGGGTATACCCCCAACACCCCCTACATTTCTTTACTCTCTTACGGGGGGTACCTAATACAATACTAATAATAACAGGCACTTACAGGATTGGTATGTCTATAACAACTGGCATATAACTTGCATATATATAAAGTATATATTCAAACAAGTGTATAACATATATGCATATATGCTAGATATATACACACAGGGCAATACATCGCCGTATATATAGGCATATATATATACCCCTAAAAGGGGTTGTTTACTGGGGTTGGCATAGGATATGCTATAGGCTACGGAAATACTCTGGGTATTTTGAGTCATACTTCCAGTCATTAACTGATGGACTGCGTCCAATTGATTTTCACCTTTCATAGGATATTTAAAAAGAACCCATCATGGAGGAGATCTAAATGAAAGAAGAGATACAAAAGAAAGCCGCAATTAAATTACTGCAGGCTTTAGCTAAGGATCCTGAGGGAATCCTAGCCGATGCTAAAATGATTAGCTTTACGATCCTTAAGGAAATTCCTGAGGGTCTTAAACACGACGACCATGATGAGGAAGAGGAAGAGGAAGTTGAGGTTAAGGAGAAGAAGACCGTCAAGAAAGACGATGACCCTGATACTGACAACCGACCCCCTTGGCTTAAAAAGAAAGAAATTGAAGTTGAAGAAGAGGAGGAAGACTAATGGCTAAAATTAATAATAATGCTGTTGTGACTGTCGCATCGGATCTTAGTGGCAAAGCTGGTGAGCTAGTTACAGTTAATACCGGTGAGACTGGATACACACTAGAAGATCCAAGTGCAATTTCTGGAGGTCGTTGGCAAGACGGTGATGCCGCAACTGACGTTGTTCTAGAGACTAGTACTGATAAAGTTGGTATCGGGACAACCAATCCAGCTTCAAAACTTCATGTAGAGACAGCCACCTCACATTGTGCGATTACGCTCAAACGAAGTGAACAGGGCACCGGTGATGTGGGTCTTAATATGGAAGGCGGTACCGGCGGTAAGATTTGGTATGTCATTCAGCAAGCCGGCTCTGACGACCTTACCTTTTGGGACTCGAACGGTGATGCTGCGAGGGTAACATACAAGTCAGGCGGCAACGTCGGCATTGGTGTTACAGATCCTGATACTACCTTGGAGGTGCTCGACACTACGACGCAGTTGAAGCTGTCGTATGACGGGAGCAACGCTAGCACCTTCACGGTCGATGCCACCGGAGAACTGACCATCGACAACAACTCCAATGTATACACCTTTGGGGATTCTGGCGGCAGCCAGGTAATAGTCGTCGACGCCGCCGACGACAGCAACTCGGACCTCTACCTCAACACGGATGCCCACCACCTTTGCATCCGTGCAATGGGCGGGTTCAACCAGGGCGTCATCAGCCTAGGCGACGACTGCGGAAGGCAGCTTGTCCTTTGCGACGCCGACATGCGGGGCGAGGACTGGGAGCACGATGTTCAGACCAACCCGACTCTCTACATCCACAGCGCCGAGGATCCGGACACCGACGAGACTCAATGGGTGAGTCTCGCCCACGACCAGACCGACGCCCAGCTAGAGGTTGGAAAAGGCAGTCTGGTTCTTAAACCTGCAATTGCAACTGAGTTTTATGCTAATACTGTTACTCCAACAATTGTTGGAGGAATCTCTGGTGCTGTTACTAGCAAGGTACAATCTAAGCGTACAATCGGTGGACTAACTGAATTGACGACTGTCTTGACAGTTGATATTGGTAATGGCTCAGTTGAATCCTCAGGTACACAGTATGATTGTGTTGCTTATGATAACAGTACTGCTGCTTATGTTGCTGATTTTCAAGACAGCACTTATGGTAGTGTCTTTGACGTCAAGGTGGTCTGGACAGAAGCTCCGATGATCAGTACCACAACCATTAAGATGGGTCTAGTTGCTCAGACTGATGGCACTAAAACATATGATGAAGGTCTTAGAGCTAGTGGTTATGTAGATATATCAAACCTACCAGGGATGAGCGCTCAAACTACTGATGCTGGACTGATCTATACAACTGCAGGTACGATCTTGAGTGGTGTTGGTGTATCTGCTCCTATTAATATGCTTCTAGACAGTTATCGTTATCTGTATTTTTGCAATGCTGATACAAATAATGGGACATATACTGCTGGTATCTGCAAGATTATTATAACTGGATATGATATCTAAGTGTGGCTAAACAATCTAAGAAAACTTTAACAGAAGTTAAGAAGTGCCAAGAGGACTTTGACCACTTCTGTCAATATCTTAAGATAACCAATAAGAAGGGTAAGCTCGTACCCTTCAAACCTAACACTGCACAGAAACAGTTTTATAAACAACTTAACTCGAATCCTTGGATCTATACTCTTAAGGCTAGGCAGTTGGGTATGTCNACTGCAATTGCTGCTAGGTTATTCTGGAGGGTTCTNTTCACCCCCAACTTTAAGTGCGCTGTTGTCGCACATACNCATCCTGCTGTAAAAAATATCTTCGAGATATATCGGAGGTTCTATTCGAACCTNCCTTCGTTCTTGCAGTTCAAGTACGACGCGTCTTCCACCAATGAACTTAAGTTCTTTCATGGTGGTACTCTTAAGGTGTCGTCAGCATCGTCCTCACATTTTCGTGGGTCGACCTTCCATGCAATCCATGTATCGGAGCTTTGCTTCTATACCAATCTTAAAGAATCAATNGCTGCTATCTTCCAGACAGCAACTGACAATGCAGAGATCATTATTGAAACTACAGCCAATGGTCTTAACGAAGGTTATCAATTGTGGATGGAAGACAGTGGCTTTGATAAGTTCTTTATTCCATGGTTTAAGGATCGCAACTATAAGACGAAGCTCCCCTTACCTAACAAGACAGGATGGGAGTCTGATTATCAGTCTGAGTATAACCTCTCTGAAAGACAGATTGCTTGGGTTAGACAAACCATTGATACCAAGTGTGCTGGTGATCTTAACATCTTTCATCAAGAGTATCCCGCCTCTCCTTCACTAGCATTTATTACAACAGGTACCAAGTTCTTTAGGCATACCTATCCTGAGGCATTGTTAATCAGTCAGGAAGGTTTAATTGAGTACAACCCTCCCAGAGAATATCGTTCTTATATTATTGGTGTTGATACTGCGGGAGGCTCACCTGATGGTGACTACTCTGCAGCTTGTGTCATTGATGTTACCAACCACTTAGCCATGGAGGTGGTGGCTACATATTATGCCCATAAACCTATCTCAGTGTTCGCACAAGACATCCTAGACCTATCCAATAGGTATAACGCCTTGGTTGTTATAGAGTCTAACAATCACGGTGTGGCAGTCATTGAGAAGTTCCAAATGGCTAACTATCCGCATCTATTTAGAAGGGTGACGTATGATAAAGCTGGTGATCGTTATATTGAGAAACTAGGCTTCAACACCTCTGCTCAAACTAGACCGCTAATGTTGTCTAGAATTCAGGAGAACATTAATAAGATGTCGCTTGCTCCTGTCTGTCAGAGACTTAAGTATGAAATTAATTCTTTTGTATATAACAACAATGGTCGACCAGAAGCAGCTACAGGACAACATGATGACCTTGTATTCGCTGCCTCACTAGCTTTGATGGGTCTAGACCAAGCAGATTATTATATTGCAGAAAAGACACTGGGTAAACGACCCGGGTCGCTTGCAGAGAAATTAAAATTCGAACTGAATACTGGTAAACTATATTCTAATCAACAGGAGTGGAATGATGATGAGTGGGAATCAGCATCAGCTAGCTCCTTGGGAGAACAAATGAAATGAGTAAAGTCAACTGGGAAGAACTGAATGAGAAAGTAGCAAACATGAAACCTCGTAGGAAGGGTAGCTCACAACTTACTTTTAGAGAGATTGAAGAAATCAAAGAGAAAGTATGGTGGGAAGAGTACGACNTCCCGGGNGGCATAGNTAAATTAGCCGAGGAATACAACTGTCCTAAGGGGTTAGTCTCTAGATATAAAACCATGACCGCGCAAGGCAAAGGGTGGAAAGGTTGATTATTCAGTTTTGAGGTATATTTAATATGACAAAAAGGGCTTTGTCATCGTGGCAGCCACGTTAATACTGGAGGAATTTATGAGCCTATTAGATAAAGAGTCGTTAAACAAATTGGGGAGTTCATTAAATGAATTTAGCCCCGACACTTCATTCGACTCGGAGGTGACCGAGGTAGTAGAAGAAACTCAGGAGTCTGCTCCTGTAGAAGATCCTACCCCCTCTGAAGGAACCCGCGAGGGTTCTTCTTCAACAGAGACAGAAACACAGGACGAGTCTGGTCATGCGATTCCATATGGCAGATTTAAGAGTGTAGTTGAGACTAGGAATACACTGCGGAGTGAGAACGATACTCTCAAAGCTCAACTAGAAGCAATGAAGACGCAATACGCTTCTTTGCAGCAACCTGTTGCTGGGTCTGTAGATCATTCTGAACCTGAGGTCAAGAGTTCTTGGCTAGATGATTACATGAATGATAGNGATTCTGTTTCTCATAGTACAGTGNAAACTGTTNCTGATGAGAGATANGGTGCTTTGGAAAGTCGGATTCATCAATTCGAAGTTGCTAAGGCACAGAATGAATTGCAAAAGGAACTTGTAAGCGCAATTGATAAGTACCCTGCTGTTAATGAGCAGGTTCTTCTTCATGCTGTTGTGCAAGATCCTAACGTTAGCGTGATGGATGTAGCGGAAAGGTATAATACATTTATCGCGTCAATTGAAGAAGGTGCAATCGCTAGGCACTCAAAGGAACAGAAGACAAAGAATTCTGCTCCCCCGAGAGTCAAGGGTGTTTCTTCAGATGATCGTGCCCCTGGTAGTACAGGAGCCGATACTAAACCTAGGACAATGAAGGATGCCAAACAGGCTGCATTGTCCTTTCTAAAAGACATGGAATTCTAAGGAGGATATAAATCATGGCTACTGCTGATATTGATTCCCTTGGGGCTATTTTAAAAGAGTTTTATCTTGGACCCCTGCAGGAACAACTAAATAATGAGGTACTTGCCCTCGATCTGTTTGAAAAAGCTACCGTTGACTGGAACGGTAAGCAAGTAATTATTCCAGTTCACGTTGGAAGGAACACAGGTGTTGACTACACTACAGAAGGTGGTACGCTACCTACTGCTACTCGACAGTCTTTTGCAAATCTGACTGTCACTGCTAAGTTCCTATATGGTAAGTTCCAGATTACTGGTCCTGCCATTTCTGCTGCCAAATCTGGTGGTAAGAATTCATTCATCGGTTATGTTGATGCCGAAATGAATAAGTTGGTTGATGATGTTCGTAACTCTGCTAATAAAACCTGTTTCTCAGGTGGCGATGTTGTCGGCTTCTTGAATGAGAAAAAGGATGCAGGGATTGGTGTTGCATGGGACTTTACTGGTGATATCGCTAAGGCTCAGGCAACGCAGGATACTCTACAGGCTGAAGGTAACGAGTTGGCTTTTGATGTTGTCCAGATGGACACCTATGCGGTAATCGGTGATGATATCCTAGTAGGAAACATTACTGATGGCATGCTTACAACTGGTAAGGTCGATCTAGAGAATGCATTAAATACCAGTCTTGTTCCAGAAGGTGTCGCTCTTGCTTGTGTGATGGTTGAGGATGGTGGTCAGGCAAGTGATGGTATTACTGCCTTGGCTGCTGAGCCTACTGGTATCTTCGGAAACCTCTCTAGTGTTTCACACTTTGGAGTTGATCGTTCTGATGCTGGTGGTGACAATGAGGCTCTACAGTCTGTTGTTCACTGTGTACAGAGTGATGATGGTGATGGAGATCCACGGGCTGATGTTAGTCTTGGTGAGCTACAGAGGCTTCTTGATGATATTTCAATTGCCTCTGATAGTGTTCCTAATCTATTCTTGGTGCATCCTAGTTTCCGACAGGAGTATGCTCAGATTCTTCTAGGCACTTCTGCTGGTAATCTTACCAAGGAAGTTAGCAATGTTGGTAAGGCAGACGGAGGTTTCTCTTCCTTGTCTTACAACAACATCGCAATGCGAGTGTCGCGGCATGCTCCTAAGGGTGCTGTTATTGCACTAAAGACTGATACTTGGAAGCTTTGCGAACTTGAGGGTGGAGGCTTCGCTGATCTAGATGGTGCGGTACTTAGTCGTTCTTCAAACACTGATGAGTGGAGTGGCTTCTATCGTTGGTACTACGACACAGTTTGTGTCCGACCAAATGCTAATGGCATGCTAGTTGGACTCAACTACCCAGGTGCTGCATAAGCCTTAGGCTAGATAGACTAAGCTAGTAAGGGGCAGGATGGTTTTTCCTAACTGTCCTGCCCCTTATTTTATTAAGGAGAGGATGTGGAGAATCTAACACCAGTTTTTATATTTCTAATAGTTCTATTTGGAATCCAAGTGAATGTAATTGCTTGGTTTTTTATTAGGAAGATGCATCGATCTCTCAAGTTAGATAAAGAACTTCAGCAGTTAAATTCTGTTGAAAGCGTAACAGACATAGGGAGTATTGACGCATGGCACTAAAAGGATTCGAATCATCAAAGCAACGCAGTAGATACGAGGATGCTGTAAAGGCACGTAGAGAAGCTGCTAATAAAATGATAATTGAGGCTGAAGCTGCTAGTAAAGCAGGCGTAGGTGGGAATATAGAATGGGTAGGCAAGGGCTTGGGCACTATAGGTGGCGCTCTTATTGGATCATCAGTGGGCATGCCGGTGGCAGGCGCCATGGCTGGTTATAAGGCTGGCGAGGCTCTGGGTACTACTGCCTCCGGAGTATACCAAGGAGATTCAGAAAAGGTTGCAAGCGGTGTTGTTAGTGGAGTATCACAAGCCGCTGGTGCTGGTCTTTTTGATGAAGAAGCTGCAGTAGCAAATGCAGTGAGTGATGCACCATCAGGAGTTGACCTAGGTTCTTATCAACTTGAGGCTGGTGCTGATGTTGCTGCCGGCGCAGAAGTCCTTGCNCAACTGAGCCCGCTGCAGCAACGATTATATAATGGTCTTACCCCAGAATTAAAAGCAAAGTATATACAGGATCAAATAGCGCTAAAGATGTCCGAAGGTAAGCTTACGGGTTTTAAATAATGGCTTCTAAATTTCCTAATACATTCGCAAAACAAATATCCAAGTCACAACAAGAGAAGGTAGCTGTGACTCGCTTATGGGACTTATGCTTACTCTATCTTGAAGGACAACAGTATGTTTCATACGATCGAACCCTACAACAGTATGCAAC